ACATGAACTCAAATAGCACAGGCGGGGTGCCCCCGTCGTTTTGCATCGAGGTATGCGTTGTGGGCGGCTGCGGCGGTTGTAAAGTAGCCCAGATGCTTTTTAGCGCCGTTGAGGCGTATCTGGGCTGTGTACGTGTTATTGGCTTTGTAGTAGGCGACGCCGAGAAAACCCGTTTTGTTGTCTTTGCGCGCGCGACGCTGGCTTTGTGCGTTCGTCGCGTGCGTCGCTTCGCGCAGGTTTTTTATGCGGTTGTTGCGCCCGTCGCCGTCTATATGATCCACAAGATCGAGCGGCCACGCGCCGTGCACGTAAAACCAGGCAAGCCTGTGCGCACGGTACGGTCGGTTATCAATCCGGACGCACCAGTAGTTATCCATTGCGCACCCTGCAACAGCGCCGACGCACATGTGAGGGCGGCGTCGAACACGCCACGTGAATACACCCGTCTCCGGGTCGTAGTGCAGCAGTTCGTGCAGACGTTCCGCCGTCAGTGGGATAATGTTTTTGCTCATGCCGCTTGTCCTCCAGACAAAGGTTTGGGAAGTTACCTCCGGGGCCTGCCAGCTCCGGAGGTTGCGACATTGTACGCGCGAGGTGCATCTTGACATACACCGAACTCAAACAGATCATCCTGGACTTCGCGGTTGACGCCGAGACGTCGTTCGAGGGGCACATCCCCGACTTCGTCCGTGCCACGGAGAAGCGGATCATCAACGACGCGAACCTGCCGCTGGCGCAGCTGCAGTCGGCACCCACCATGACGGCCGGTGTGAACACGCTCGCGGTACCGGCTGACTTCCTCTCGACCGACAGCCTGGCTATCACGGTGTCCGGGTCTGAGGTGTACCTGCTCCCCAAGATGGTCAGTTTCCTGACCACGGCGTACCCCACGACGACGCAAGGTGTCCCTCGTTACTACGCAGTGAAGGACACCACCACACTGCTGTTGGCGCCGGTACCGGATTCCGGATACGTTACGACGCTGCGCTACCTGGGGTATCCGCCGTCGATCGTCGACACCGAGACCTCCTGGCTGGGTGACAACTACGAGTTCGCGCTGCAGTATGGTGCGTTGCGCGACGCCGCGGTGTACCTCAAGGAGGAGGCCGATGTGGTGGAGATGTACAACAAGAGCTACATGGAGGCTCTTGGCCAGCTCAAGACTTTTGGCGAAGCTCGTTCGCGCACTGACACGTATCGTCGCAAGGGATAGACATATGGCAACTTCGCTTTACTCTGCCTCCCTGCGCCTGGCACTCCCGACGACGGGGGATCTGTTCGGCACCTGGGGCACGGAGATCAACAACAGTATCACCAACATGGTCGACCAGGCCGTGGCCGGCCGTGCGGTGGTGTCGATGCCTTCGGACGCCAACTACACGCTGACGGCGCTCAACGGCACGTCTGACGAGGCGCGCTGCGCGGTGCTGCGCGTCACCAGCGGCGTGTCCCTGACTGCGCAGCGCAACGTGGTGGTCCCTTTGGTTCCCAAGCTCTGGATCATCGAGAACGCCACCACGGGCAGTCAGGCGATCCAGGTCATCGCTGCGTCGGGCACCGGGGTCGTGATCCCCAACGGCCGGACGTATTGGGTGCGCTGCGACGGAACCAACGTGGTCGTCTGCTACGGCGACATCGTGGCAGGCCTCGGCGGCGCCGCGTTCCCGTCGTACGCGTTCACGGGTGATCCAAACACGGGGATGTACTCGCCTGGTGCGGACCAGCTTGCTTGGGCAACCGGTGGCACGAAGCGGTTCGAAGTCGACAGCAGTGGCCGTTTTGGTTTCGGTTCAGTGCCGGCCGTGACGGTGTTGAAGTACACGGTTGGTACCCTATCCTCGACGTCCGTGAGCGAGTACGGCGATTACACCGTTGTCAGCGCCAACAACACATCCGGGGCAGTGTCCAAGACTGCGGTGGTCGGGGTGGCGCGCGGGGTGACAGGTTACGCAGGTACTGGAGCGCTAGTTGGTGTCAGTGGTACGGCAGATTTGGCAAACGCTGTTTCAGCGTCGACAATGTACGGGATACAAGGTGTAGTTGGCACGGGCGCAGCCGGCACACTAATAACGGGGGCGGCTTTTAGCACCGCAGTCAGTAACGGTTCTGGTGCCACGATCACGAATCTGATCAACTACCTGTCTACCGACATCTCGGCGGGTGCTGCTACGCTTATTGCCGGGTACTACGGCAATGTCACCACCGGCACCGGCAAGTGGAACTTGTATGTCCCGGGCTCCGCACGCAGCTACCACGCCGGCCGGTTCCTTGTTGGTACGGGTACCGAGAACACGTCTGGCGCCAAGCTGCAGACATCGGACGGCATCACGTTCCCTGCGACGCAGGTGGCCAGCGCAGACGCGAACACTTTGGACGACTACGAAGAAGGGACGTTCACGCCAACTGTTCTGGGTTCGTCGACTGCCGGAACCGTGGGGTATTTGTCGCAGCAAGGTCGGTATGTCAAGATCGGCGGCGTGGTGTATATCGACATGTCGGTGTACTGGAATTCGCACACCGGCACAGGGCAGTTGCAAGTTGGGGGTCTGCCGTTTGCGGCATCTTCGTCTGTTGTTGCCAGTGTTTTGTCGGGGTGGAATCTTGGAGTCACGATGTCAGCTAACACGACTTTTCTTCCCGGCGGCATTTCTGGTGGCGCGACTGTTTTCGGCCTGCGCGAGCTGGCGCTGGCTGGCGGCGGACCGACCGGCATCGCGGTTTGCTCGTCAGGTCTAGTAGTCATCAGCGGTGTGTACCGGGTGGACTGAGCGCGTTTACATAGGAGTCAACCATGCCAATCACCAAACGAACCGAGGTCGACCAGACCACCATCGACGCACAGGGCAACGTGCACATTCGCACCGCCACGGTCATCGAGGAGGATGGCGTTGAGCTGAGCCGCACATTCCACCGCGAAGTTCTCGAGCCCGGTGACAGTACGGACGGGAAGCCCGCGGACGTCGTGGCTATCACCAACGCGGTGTGGTCTCCGCAGAAACTCGCCAAAGCTGCCGCCCGCAAGGCCGCGCGTCAGGCTGAACGTGGAGTCTGACATGCCGGATGACATCCTCCCACATCGCGTGCAGCGCCTGGAAGAGGGCGTCGATCGCCTGACGGATACGGTGGCCAACCAAGGCCGCCAGTTTGACTCCAAGCTGGATTCCATCGGGCAGAGCATCAGTTTGCTGGTGCGCATCGACGAGCGCCAGGTCGCGATTTCTGAGCGGCTGCAGATGGGGGCAGCCACGATGCAGGACCACGACAAGCGCATCGCCAAGATGGAGGTTGCGATGCCCGGTCTTCAGGAGCTGCGCAAGTACGTTGTGACGGGGATCGTCGCCGGCGTCGGAATGGTCGGGTTGGCCGTGCTCAAGCTGGTGATGTGGCCATGACACGCAAGTGGTGTGTCATGGATCTCGTTGTCGACCATCGCACAGGCAAGCTACGCGAGTCCGCGGTCTGGTCGAACGTCGGCAAGGCGTCCATGACCTGGGCCTTCGTCTACACCGTTCTTGGTGGGCACGGCTCGGAGTGGTTGTGGATTGCGTACGGCGGTATCGTTGTCGCGCACGCCAGCGTGGAGCGTGTGCTGAACCAGAAACAGCAGGGGCTGGACAGCCAGAAGGGGGTACCAGATGCAAACAAGTGAAGAAGGCCTGGCGCTGATCAAGGAGCACGAGGGCGTGCGGCTGCATGCGTACCCGGACCCGGGCTCGGTGGATGGCAACCCCTGGACGATCGGCTACGGTCACACCCGCGGGGTGAAGCGCGGTGACACCTGCACGCTGGAGCAGGCGGACGCTTGGCTGCGCGAGGATGTGCGGGCGGCCGAGTCAGCAGTCCTGCGCCTGGTCAAGGTGCCTTTGACGCAGTCACAGTTCGATGCGCTGGTGTCGTTCGTGTTCAATGTTGGGGCCGATGAGGACACGGACACGGTGGCCGAAGGCCTGGGGGACTCGACGCTGCTGCGCATGCTCAACTCCGGGGATTACCACGGCGCAGCCGTGCAGTTCGAGCGATGGACGAAGAACGACGGGCGTGTCATGGCGGGTCTGGTGCGCCGGCGCAAGTCGGAGCGCGATCTGTTCGAGACGGGGTTTACGTGATGCTCAACCTCGTGCCGATGCCCTACCGGATCCTGGCGGTTGTGCTGCTTGCGGCTGCGCTGGTCGCGTTCGGTTTTGTGAAGGGCGTACAGTACGAGGGCGACAAGGCGGATCTCCGACAGGCCGCACAAGAGAAGGCGGCCATGCAGGCGCATCTCGAAGCAACGCAGCGCGGGCTCAACATCATGTCGGACGCCCTGGTCCTGGAAGGAGTCAAGAATGCACAGCTATCGGATGTGGATCGCCGTCTCAACGCTGCTCTTGGCGAGCTGCGCAAGCGCCCCGATCGTCCAGCCCCCAGCGCCAATCCCGGAGATCCCCCCGCTTGTGTTGGAGCTACCGGAGCGCAACTGGCAGCAGGAGATGCAGAATTTCTTGAGAGGTATGCTGCCGACGCAGCTCGACTACACGTTGCCGCCGAAACCTGCAAAGCCAGGTACGACGCCTTGAGGCAGCGCCTCAACGGGAAATAGCATGCTCCAAAAACTGCAATTCAAGCCGGGCATCATCCGGAACATCACCACCCTTGCGAACGAGGGCGGCTGGTATTCGTGCAACCTGGTGCGGTTTCGCACGGGGTTCCCGGAGAAGATCGGCGGCTGGGCGCGTATCTCCGCGTCGGTATACCAGGGTGTGTGCCGATCGTTGGCGTCGTGGCAGACTCTTGCCGGCGTGATCCAAACGGGTGTCGGCACGCACCTGAAGATGTACATCGAGGGCGGCGGCAACTACAACGACGTGACCCCGATCCGCGACACAGCGACCATCGCAGCCAACGCGTTCACGACGACGAATCTGTCGGCGGTCGTCGAAGTGAACGACACGGCGCACGGAGCCATCACAGGCGACTTCGTCACGATCTCGGGTTCGCTGGCGGCTGTGGGCGGCATCCCTGCGGCGTCGTTCAACGGCGAGTTCCAAATCACGTACGTGGATGCGGACAACTACACGATTGTCGTCGGCGCCACGGCCACCAGTTCGGCCACGGGCGGCAACGGCGTGTTTGCGTACCAGCTCAACATCGGCAACGAACTGTCGACGACGTCGTCCGGCACGTACGGCACGGGTACCTATAGCTCAGGCGTGTGGGGCGCATCGGTTGCGTCCACGGAGATGCGGGTCTGGACACAGGTGCCGTACGGCGAGCAGCTCGTGTTCGGCCCGCGCGGCGGCGCGCCATATCTGTGGACACCCAACGCAACACCGACGACGTACGACCGCGGCGTGCTGCTCTCGTCGCTCCCCGGCGCATCGTCCGTTCCGCTGTTCCAGTTCCACATGCTGTTCGAGCAGGCCGCGCGGATCCTTGTGTTGTTCAGCACGAACTCCTACGGGGACACCGAATACAACCCGCTGCTGGTTCGCTGGAGCGACGCGGAGAGCCTGGTCGAGTGGGCGCCGGCGGCGACCAACCAGGCCGGAGAGTACACGCTGCCCACGGGCTCCAACATCGTGTCGGCTATCAACCTGCGGCAAGAGATTTTCATCCTGACCGACACGGCGGCGTACACCATGCAGTACGTCGGGGCGCCGTTCGTGTTCTCGTTCACGCAGCAGTCCAGCAACATCTCGACCATCAGCCCGTACGGCATCGTCGAGGCCAACGGCGTGGCGTATTGGATGGGTCACGACAAGTTCTATATCTTCGACGGTCGGGTGCAGACGCTTGACTGCCCGGTGTCCGACCAGGTGTACGACGACATCAACCGCGCGCAGGGGCAGCAGGTTTTTGCGGGCACGAACGAGGGGTTTTCCGAGGTTTGGTGGTTCTACCCAAGCGAGGCGAGCACGCAACCGGATCGGTATGTCGTGTACAACTACTCGGAGAATCTGTGGTTCTACGGCGAGCTGACGCGCAGCGCGTGGCTTGACACCGGTCTGAAGCAGGGCCCGCTGGCTGCCACGTACGTCAGCAACGTCGTCATGCACGAGTACGGGTTGGACGACAACTCGACGGCTGCTTCGGTGGCCATGGACGCATACATCCAGTCGGCGGACTTCGACATCGGTGACGGACACAACCTGGGCTTCGTGCGACGGATTCTCCCGGACGTCACGTTCACGGGATCTACGAGCACCACACCGGCGCTCAACTTCACCGTGCGCACCCGGAACAATCCCGGCGCGCCATACAACGCGGAGATCACGCAGGCGGTATCGCAGACGTCCACGGATGACGTCGAACAGTTCACGCAGCAGCTGTTTGTACGCACCCGCGGGCGCCAGATGGCGCTACGTGTTGGCTCGGACACAACGGGCGTGCACTGGAAACTCGGCACCCCACGACTGGATGTACGACCGGACGGGAGGCGCGCATGAAGGTCAACCCGCCTGTTCTCGGCAACGCCCCGCCGGAGTACAACCGACAGTATTTCGACATGATGCTGGGCGCGCTGCGCAGCTACTTCGACCGTCTGCGGACGGCGATCACGCCGGCGGGAGCAACGGGAGAGCTGCAGTACAACGACGCTGGCGACTTCGGTGCGTCGTCGGCGCTGACGGTCGATACCGGGACCGGGCAGCTCATCACCACGGTCAACCCTGACTTGAACGGAGCAGTTGCGGGTACTGTGGCGGACGCGTCGAACGTGTTGTTCGGTGCGGATTCAATGCAGTCAGCGGTTGCTCCAGCCGTCAACAACACGGCGTACGGCCAAGGCGCGCTCAGTGCGTTGACGTCTGGGGAGAACAACACGGCGCTCGGCAACTACGCCGCGCTGCTTGTGGAGGATGGGGTGTCGAACGTGGCGATCGGCTTCGCCCTGGAAAGCAACGTGTCCGGCAGCGACAATGTGGCGATCGGGTGGGGCGCACTGAATGCGGCGGACGGGGACAACAACATCGCAGTCGGCTCAAATTCCGGCAGCGACGCGGTGCATATTGTTGCCTCGGGCGAAAACAATCGCATCGTCATGGGCAACAACAGCCACACCAATGCCTACATCAAGATCGCCTGGACGGTTACGTCCGACGCGCGCGACAAGTTGGTCTACGGGTGTGTGCCGCACGGCCTTGATTTTGTGGACCGCCTGTACCCGGTGCAGTACCGGTTTCGGACTGAACGCGGTGTCGACACGCCCGTGGGGCGCCTCAAGTACGGCTTCCTGGCGCAGGAGATTCGCGCGTTGGAGGACACAGGCGTTGTCATCGACGACGAAGACCCGGATAATCTGAAGTACAACGAGTCGTCCCTGGTACCTATTCTGGTGAACGCAATCAAGGAACTCAAGGCACGCGTGGAAGCGCTGGAGGGAAAAGCATGAGCCTGGCAAAAATTCTGGCAGCCAAGAAACCCCGCAAGCGCCGGTTTTACAACGGCGGTGATGCCGACCCCGAAGGCAACGCGGATGCGGGACGCCCGGACGGTTCGCCGAGTGTTGGCGGGTTCAACGGGCCGGATGTGAGCAACCCCGAGCCAGGACAAGCCCCGGGTGTCGTCAATGACGCGGCTTTCGGTGGGGGCAGCCCGACGGGCGGCAGTGGTCCGGAACCAGGGCAAGCGCCGGGCACCGTCAACAACGCTGCGTTTGCTCCAACGCCCGGAGAAAACACACCCACCCCCACGTCGGCTCCTACCACAATGGATCGCGTGATCGAGGCACTCGGCATTGCGGGGAAGGTGCCCGGTACGTTCGGTATGCTCGCGGCTGGCCTCGGCACAGCGCTCGAGTACGCAAAGGCCGATCGGGCCGCGCGGGAGAGCGACTCTGCGCGGTTCGGTATCTCGATGCCGGCGTCAGTCCCACAGGAGAGCGGGATGGGTGACAGCTCCGGCATCGGGGCAGGCACGGCCAACCCGTTCGGCTCCTCTGCCCCCACGCAGACCACACCGGCTGCGCCGGCCGACGCCGGCATGCGGCGCTACGTCTGGGACCCGGTTGCCCGGCAGTACACGCTGACCAACGTCGGTGGCGGCGCCAACCCCATGGGGTACACGTCCGGCCAGACCTTCCGGATGGCAGGCGGCGGCCAGGCTCCGAGCGGCATCGCCGCCGGCGCACCGTTGCAGCCTCGTTTCGTCCAGGGCGGCGGCACCGGGTTGTCTGACGATGTCCCGGTCAAGATGGATGATGGCGGCGAAGGTCGTCTGGCGGACGGGGAGTTTGTCATCCCCGCCGACGTGGTGTCTGGTCTGGGCGGCGGTTCGTCCAAGGCTGGTGCGGACATGCTGTATCAGATGATGGAGCGCATCCGCCAGATGGCGCACGGCAAGAGCGAGCAGATTCGGCCAGTGGACCCGGCCAAGGTCATGCCCGCGTAGGAGGAATCATGGCAGACGGAACAACCACGACCACGACAAATTCGTCGCTTCCAGGCTACATCGAGCCGTACGTCTCGGATCTGTTCGCGCGTTCGCAGGCGCTGACCGCGAACAACCCGGCACCGAGTTATACCGGTTCCCGGGTGGCAGGTCTGACACCGCTGCAGGAGCAAGCGGGCACGTCCGTGTCCGGTCTGCATGCAGGGAGCATGATGTCGCAGGGCGCGGGCATGCTCGGGCGCGGCGCCAACTACACTCCGGCGACAGGCTCCTTCGGTCTTGCTGCGGCGCAGCAGTACATGAGCCCGTACCAGCAAGGCGTGACGGACATCGCCAAGCGGGAGGCTGTGCGCGATGACCAGATCGCTCAGACCGGGCGGGACTCGGCAGCAGCCAAGGCCGGTGCGTTTGGCGGCAGCCGGCACGGCGTCATCGAGGCAGAAGCCGATCGGAACCTGGCCCAGCGCCTGAACGACATCCAAACGCAAGGGCTCAACACGTCCTGGCAGCAGGCCCAGCAGCAGTACAACGCCGACGCAACCCGGCAGCAGCAGGACCGTCAGTTCGGTTCGCAGGCCGCGATCAAGGGCGGCGAGGCGCTTGGTGAGATGGGCAAGACGGCCTTCGGCCTGCAGTCGACCGCCGGCCTGCTAGACCAGCAGACACAGCAGAAAGGGCTGGATACCGGGTATCAAGATTGGCTCAACACCCAGCAGCACCCGTACGATCAGCTCACGTTCATGCGCAACATGGTGTCGGGTTTCCCGGGTAGCACCACCACGCAGACGCAGCAGAGCTCGCCGACGTCCAACTGGGCGTCGGATCTGGCTGGCATCGGGTCTGCGATCGGCGGCCTGGGCAGCCTGTTCGACCTGTGGGCTGGCGGCGGGCACATCCCCGAGCGCGGGAGCGTGGGGGGTCTTGGCGCCGGGCGCGTGGCGCAACTCTACGGGAGCCTGTCATGAGCCTTCAGAGCAGCATGGCCGTCATGAAGGCCAAACTTGCCGGTAACGTGCCGCAACTGCAGGCACTGGCCATGCAGGGTGACTTCGAGGCGGTGGCCGCGCTCAAGGAGCTGACGGACAAGAAGGCCTACGCACAAGGCATGGCCAACGAGACGGCCATGGGCCAAGGCGACACGCTGCCGGTACTCGAGCAGCTCGTCGGCAACCTAGAAGCCCCGCAGAGCGGGATCGCTGCGTACGCCGGCGGCGGCCGGGCGTTTTCGGGGCAAGACGGAAGCTGGAACGAGCCCGACAAGATGTCGCTCGAAGAACAGCAGCGACTATACAAACAACGCAACACGGAGCAGCGCAACGCTTTTTTCAGATCGCTTATGCCGGGTGGGGGGGCAGGTGCCAGCGCGCCGTTGTTCCGCGGCGACAGCCCGTTCGACCGCGCGATGTCTTCGCTTGGGGACCTGTTCCAGTGGAAAGGCAACGCACCGGCAAAACCAGAAGCACCGGCATACCCTGACACGGTGTCTATCCGCGAGGCGCAGCAGGCTGGTAGTGCCTACCCCGAGCCTGTGCAGGCACGCTCGCCGGCGACAAACAAGGCCACTGTGCGTAAGCCCAGCTACTCTGGCATCGCTGCCGTCGCGGCTCCGGCGTCGCCTCCGTCCGACGGACCGTTCGATCCCAAGAAACGCATGCAGCGCCAGGAGGGTGCGGGCATGCCCGACCTGCCCGACGCATCCACCATGTCAGACAGCCAGCTGCGCGTTTTCCTGGCCAAGCAGGAGCCGCTTCAGAAGAAGCGTGACGAGCTCGACGAGCTGTCGCGCAAGCAGCTGGAGGCCGCGTACAACGCCAAGGTGAAGAACCTGACCCCCAGCAAGTTCGATCGGGTCATGGAGTTTCTCGCCGGTGTGTCCGCCAAGGGCGGCAGCAGTGCGGCTCAGGCGCTGGGTGCCGGTGCGCTGGCCATGCACGGCAAGGACAAGGCCCGGCAGGAGCAGATGGCGTCGGTCAAGGAAGCCTACGACAAGGCAGACATCCTCATCCAGCAGGCCCAGGTCGAGCGCCAGCTTGGCAACAATGCGGCGGCGTACAAGCTGGAGCAAGAGGCAGCGGCGCTGCAGAAACAGATTGCTGCACAGAAGTCGACGGAGAAGCTGCAGGAGGCGCAGGCAGGCTACTACGACGCACAGACCGCTTACACCCGCGACACGAAGCCGGTTGTGGAGACGATCAGAGCAAACAAGGCCGGACGGTCGGGTATCGCTGCTGGAGTGAAACCGCCGAACCCGGTGCAGGTCGAGGCCAAGATTCAGTCGCGTACCGCGCAGCTCATGAAGGCGGATCCGTTCAATCCGATGCCGGAAGCTCAAGCGCGGGCGCAGGCAGAACGAGAGGTCCGTGCTAGTATTGCGGGCAAGCCGGCGTCGCCGGCTGCGCCCAGCGGCGGCGTCAAATTCCTCGGGTTCGAATAATGCCCATCGCACGCTTCCAAATGCCCGACGGGCGCATCGCCCGGTTTGAGGTGCCCGAGGGCACGACGCCCGAGCAAGCCCAGGCGCTGATGGAGCAGGCGGTCGCTTCGGGGGCTGCCGCTGCGGCGCCGAGCACAGCCAAGTCCGGCTTCATCCCGGCGATGAAGGCCGGGTGGGAAGACCTCAAGGGCAGCCTCGCTGGGCTGGCCGGGCGCTCGGGGCTGATGTCCATCAAGGCCGCCGAAGAACAGCAGGCACGCAACAAGGCGGAAGCCGCACGGGTGTTCAAGCCCACCGAGGGCACCTGGTTCGACTCGCCCATGGCCAAGCTGGCGGAGACTGCCGGCGGTTCGTTGCCATACATGGCAGCCCCTCTTGCTGCAGGTGCGGGCGCTGCGTTCGCTGGCGCCCCGGCCTTGGTTGCCGCCGGCGCGGCGGGGTTGGCCTCCGCCGGGCAATTCACGGCATCCAATCTGGCTGCTCAGCAGGACACCGGCAAGAAGCTCGCTGACACGGATCTCGGCGCCGCAGCTCTGGCCGCGGTTCCGCAGGCCGCGCTGGACGTCGTCGGCTTCAAGATGATCCCTGGCATCCGCCGGATCTTCGCTGCTGCCGGCAAGGAGCTGACCCCAAAGGCCGCCGCCGAGATCGCGAAGCAGGGGCTCAAGGCAACGCTGGCTGACTACGCCAAGTCCGGCGTCAAGGCGTCGGGTGTCGAGGGTCTGACCGAGGCATCCCAGCAGGTGTTCGAGCGGCTGCAGGCCGGACTGGCGCTGAACGACGAGGCTGCACGCGAGGCGTACTTGCAGAACTTCATCGGTGGCGCGGCGCTTGGCGGCGCCTTGGCCGGGCCCGGGCGGTTCCACGAGCGTGGTCGCGAGCAGCTCCAAGCTGCCCAGATCGAGGAGCAGAAGCGGATCAAGGCCGAGCAGGACGCGGCCGCCCTGCGCCAGCAGGAGGAGCAGCAGAAGGCCGCCCAGCGGCAGGACCCGGCGTACGCCCAGAAGATCAACGACCAGTACAACCAGCTCTACGCACAGCATCAAGCCATGTTGCCGGGCAAGCTGGGTGCGGACGCCACCGGTGCGGACAAGCTGGAACGCGAGGCACAGCAGGCTGCCGCAGATCAGTTCTACGAGGACAACCTCAAGGAGCTAGAGGTCGAGGCAGCTGCTGTGCGCCCGACGCTGAAGGCAATGCAGGATCAGGCGTTCCAGGCTGCGCAGGAGAAAGCCCAGGCAACCGCGGTGTCCGACTCCGGCGAGTCCTACGACGCCGGCCCGGGCGCTGTGCAGCAGATGACTGCCGAACGCGACGTGCTGTACCAACAGCAGGCCGCGGCGGTCAAGCAGGCGTTGGAAGCAGCCAAGAAGGGCGACATGGCTACGGCCAAGGCTGCACAGGAGCAGGCGGCGCAGCTGTTGCGCCGCGCCAAAGCACTGGAGAAGCAGCTCGGTGACCGGAAGGTGGCTGGCGCTACCACGCAGGCTCCGCCCGACAGCCAGCAGCAAATCGACCGGCTGACGAAGCAGTACGGCGTCGCGGTGCAGTCCGGCAAGATGGGCCAGGCCGAGGCGCTGCGCGTCGAGTTGGAGAAGCTGCACGCGGCGCAACGCGAGCGCGTGCGTTTGCTGGAAGCCCCGCCCGCCACGCAAGTTTCGCAGGTGCAGGACGAGGAGACCCAAACGCAAGCAGAGGCACCCCCAGCGCCGGCGGCGTCCGCCGCCACGCCGGTACAGACGGGGTGGCGCCCTCGCGAAACCCCGATCCTGGACGCAAGCATCAACATGCGCGCGCGGCCGCGGGGCGACGGCGGTCCGCGGGAGAAGTACCGCAAACCAGGCCCCGACGCGCAGCGCGCGGTATCCGAGCAGAACACGGCCCCCGCGCCCGAGACGCAGCAGGAGAGCCTGTTCCCGGAGATTGGCCCCGGCGGCACGATCCCGGGTGTTACACCCGAGTCCGACCTGTTGCAGCGTATCGAGTCGCTGCGCTTGCGCCCCAACATGTCTGCGCAGGGCAAACAGGCGCTGGACAACTACGAACGTGCGCTATCCAACCCGCTGTTGGCGCGTACACCGACCCGTCCAGAAATCCTCGATGCCATCCGAGACCAGCTCGATCGCATGGCCAATCTGGGCGAAGGCGCGCGCCAGCAGGTCGACACGCGAGAAGGCATCAAGCAAGTTCTGGCGGACAAGCAGAAAGAGCTCAACGCCGCACGAGAAGAAGCAGCCGCGCTGGCGCGTATCGAGCCGGAGAAGAAGGCAGCCCCCGGCACGTTCCAGGGCGCACCGACGTTTGCGGCCGCACGGCAGAAGGTACAGCAGCTTCAGCAGGAGATGGCTGCGCTGGCGCAGCAGTTGGCGCGGACGACTTCTAAGGAAACCGTCCCGGTCGAGAACCGGGCGGTGCAGCCTGTGTGGGTGCCGCCCGCGAACAAGGGGCTGACCAAGGCGCAGCAGGCCAACCCCAACCCGACGCAAGAACAGATCGCTGCGCAAACGCCCGCTAAAGGTGGCGCGTACGCGCCCGGCTACACCAAGGTTGGGGAAGTCGGCTACGTCAATGCCGAACCAGGGACACAGCAGGTTATCTCCCCTGTTCGCACGGCCGCATCTACGGCGACCACCGACACGGTGCAAGGGCCGGGCGGGAGCAAGATGCCAACGGTCTCTACGTCGGCAACGGTTGAGCGCCGCAACCGCCCCAACGCAGAGTCTGTGCGCGGCAAGGAACTGACGAACGCTGCGGAAATCGACGACATTACACTGGATCTTGCCCCCGAGGACCAGCAGTCGTTTGATTTCTGGGACAGCGTGTACGGCGTTGAGACCCCGGTCTACGACCTGGTGCGGCAGGCCGAGGGTACGCTGGTTCGCCTGGAGACTGCGCTCGGAGATGCTGTGGCACGGCGCAACGAGCTGGCCATGGCCCAGGCCGCCGCCGAGCGTGCGGAGGAAGACCGGAACGAGTCGCTGCGGCAAAACGAACCGGAGTTCATTCCCAATCCGGCAAAAATAACAACGGGTATCGGGCAGCTAGAAACACAAAACGAGCCCGACATGATCCGCAATCCGCGCGGTGGGCAGCCGAGCACAGACTCGCTTCCGATTCAGGACGAGGAAAACGCAAAGGCGATCGCTGCCGCAACCGAGCGGTACAACGAAGTGCGGTCGGCCATGGACGCTGATTTGTCCGCCGCGGAAGCAGAGCAGCTCATTTCTTTTGCGCGGCAACAAGCCGCAGCGCTTCCGAACGACGCACCTCCAGCAGTGCGCGCGCTGTGGGATCAACGGCAGGGCGACGCTCGGGCTTTGCTTCGCGTCGCGAACGCCAAGGAAGCACTCGAAGAAGTTGAATCGCGTGTAGGACGCTTGCGAGATGCGGAGCAGTATCGCTCGTTGGTGCACTACATCAAGACTAGCCCTGCCGCAACGGAAGCCGAGCTGGACGCGGCATTGAGCAAACTGCTCACCCTGTTGAGCGGAGATGCCAAGGCGGCGCCGCAAGAACAAAAGGCACGCACCGCGCTTGCAAGTCTGATGGGTTCCGGCTCACTGACGCGCGACGACATGCAGGCGTACTTCAAGCAACGCCCCGCGTTCGAGGCTGTGCTCGGGTCGCATTACGCGGACATGTTCGACACCGTCGTTCGACTCAAAGCGGCGGTCGATGTGCAGGCGCGTGTCGAAGCGTTCAACAAAGACCTTGCACAGGCAAAGAAAGAAGTGGCGGACGCCAACCGCGCAAAACGCGAACGTGTTGAATCCGCACAGGCGGCCATCCCTGCACGCGCATCCAAGCTCGAAGTGCTGGAGCAGCGTCTCGCGGCGGCACAAGCCAAGGAAGCGGAGCTGGGGCAGCAGGCCGCTGCGGCGCGGCGGCAGTTGGCAGAGGCCCGGCGGATGCGCCAGGACGTGATCGACAGCGCCGAAGCCATGCGTGCTGGCAAGAAGTCCGCACTGGAAGAACAGCAGGAAGCGCTGCGCAAAGACATCGAGCGGTTGTCGGGCGATCTTCAGGCAATCGCGGATTCTGTTGTCGACATCAAGGACGTCGTGTCACAGGACTTCCGCAACCTTCTGCGCTATCCCAGCGCGATGCAGGACCTGGAAGCGCGCTTCGACTTTGTTACGTCGGTGCTGGAAGGACTCGAAGCGCAGGGTATCTCCAGTCCGCGTCTGGAGACGCAGCAGGCCGGCATGGTGGTGGCCACCCAGCGCGCAGAACGCGTCAAGCACGAGCGCCGGGTGCGCACGCTGGAGCTCAAGCGCGACTGGTGGAAACGCGTGCTGGCATCGCCGGGCTCGAAAGGCAAGGCAAAGGCCGAGGCCACGCGGGGGTTGAAAGAGACCGAAGACGCGCTTGCTGCAGTGAACGCAGACTATCGCTCTCGCACCGCGGACACGCCCGGTAACTTGCTGCGCGACAGCGCCGGTATGAAGAACGCTCGCATCGCGGAGAGCATGATTCGGGCGCAACGCCAGCAGCTCAACAATGCCTATGAGCAGTTGACGAACCGTGTGCGGCAGATCCAGCAGTTGACTGTGCCCGCCGGCCGCCAAGAAGAACGCGGCCAGCTGACACACGCGGCCCGCGTGCCGGCAGGGACACCCGCTGCGCCGAACACAGGCGCCGCACCCGACTACGCTGACATGCAGCGCAAGCGCGGCTTGCTGGTTGCGCTCTCCGCGATCGACCTAAAAGAGCAGGCCAAGCTGGATGCTGCCATCGACGCTGCTGCGCGTGCAACAGAAGCAGCACGCACGCAATACCTCCGCAATCCCGACAACGGAATGCCGGCGTCCTACTACGACGCGCTCAGCGACTACGACAAGGCGGTCAAGGCCAAGCGTGACTACATGGATGCGCGGGCTGCGGCGGACGGTATCGAGACCCGCAAGATGCAGTTGGCGCGGGAGATCGACGCGCTGCCTGCAAAGGAGTACCAGCAGCTTGTCGAGGCAGAGGCAACCGGCACACCGGTTGAGCAGCCGTCTGTCGGCTTGGCTTCGGTCGCCCGCCAGCTTGCGCTGCAGCAAACGCAGATGTCGCCGCGTCGCAGCAGTGACGCAGAACAGGCGGCAGACGCGGCAGTAGCGGCGCGAGAGAAAGATCCCAAGAACGTAGCGTTCCAGCAACGCATTGACGGTATCGCGGACATTGGCGCACTGAAGAAAGTGCAGGGTTCGTTGGAGAACCAGATCGCTGACGCTGTGGCTGCCCGCGACAAAGACCCCGGTGCGGTGGTTCCCCTGCCGGTGCGCAGCCCGCTCAAGAGTACCTTGTTCGGGAAGCCCAGCAACGCCCGCGCCAAAGCCCGGCTGAAGCTCAACGAAGCCAAGGTGGCCGCGCTGCAGTATCGCTTGGACATGGTCAACACCAAGCTGGCGGAGCTGCAGAAAGCGCGCAAGGCGGAGCGTGCCGCGGAACCCAAAGAACGCGAGTTGCAGGGCAACGTGTTCGAGGTGTTTGCCGCGGAGATGGCTGCCAAGGAAGGTCGGCGCGGGCGCGGCCCGCTAGTTGGACCTGAGAAAGTTGCCGGCGATATGCGCACGGGTTCTCCGGAAAGCCGCGCCGGTGAGAACAAGACGGGTACGCGCCGGCGCGTGCAGGAGTCTGGGCAGGTGCGCCAGCCCACCGCCAAGCAAGCCATGCGCGAAGGCAACCGTGCGGCGGCGGAGCGCGCAAGAGCCGCGGCTGAAGAAGCCGAGCAGGCTCGCTTGGACAAGATTGAAGAAGCACGCGCAGCCCGCGAAGCGGCCAAGGCAAGCAAGGGGCGCGCCATCCCCGAGCAAAAAGGTGAGCAGTTTGGCGCGGACTACGACGAAGGCAAGCCCGCAGTTTTTCGCACTGCCACCAACACCGGCGCCGGTATGAAGGCCGCCGAAGTCACGCGCCTGGTCGATCGCATCACCGATGGCTGGACCAACACGCCACCCATCACCGTGGTCGATACCGAAGCCGGGCTGCCCCAGCGGTTGCAGGATCAAGCGGCGGCCGATAACATGACCGGCAAGATCCCGGGCGTGTTCGATCCCGAGACCGGCACGGTGTACCTAGTTGCGGAGAACCTGCACAACGGAAACGACGTGGCGCTGACCGTGGCACACGAGATCGCCGGCCACTACGGCCTGCGCGACATGATGGGCGCGGACTACGCGTCAACCATGAATCGGCTGTACAACGGCAACGCCAGCATCAAAAAGGCCGCGGACGCCAAGATGGCAGCCAGCCCCAAGATGTCGCGTGAGATCGCGGTCGAGGAGACGCTGGCGGACATGGCCGAGAGTGGCAACCCCAGTGCGATCAAGCAAATCTACCAGGCCATCAAGGCCTGGCTGGCCAAGACACTCGGACTGCGCGGCGTCACCGACAAAGAAGTCCAGCAGATCGTCGCCAACGCGCGCCAGCACGTACAGGACGGCACCCCCGGCCCAAAGGGTAGCGGGCCGAAAGGCCCGGCCGTCTACCGCACGGCCAAGGGAGATAGCCCCTATGCCGTCGGCAAGCTGATCGCCAAGGAGCGCACGTTCAAGGACCGCCTCGGCGGCAACCTGGCGCTGGCAGCCGAGATGCACACGGTCGACATGCGCGCGCCGCTGCGCGAAGCCCTGGCCAAGGGCAGCAAGCGCCTGGCCGAGCAGGCCATGTACTATGTGCGCAAGAACGACGCGCGCATGCCCCAGGTGTACTCCGTGTTCCAGCACGGCGCGTTGGGACTCAAGCAGGATGCGCGCGGGCGCTACGTCGTCGAAGCCGGCAACAGCAAGTCTGTGCAGGACGTGTTCAAGGCAATCGAGAAGATCAGCGGTGCGACGGCCGCCGAGAAGATGGAGAAGGCGCAGGTCTACCTGACCGCCAAGCGTGCGCTGGCCGACCCCAAGGCGGCTTTCGCGCTGGACCTGGGCAAGGGAGGCGCGACCCCCGAGGCACTGAAGGCCGACCTGGCCAAGCTGACCGCCGACCCGAAGCAGAAGGCTGCGCTGGAGGACATGGCCCGTACCTACGCCGACCTGAACCGCGGCATGATCAAGTTCCTGGCCGACACCGGTGCGATCTCCAAGAAGGACGCGGCGGCCTACACCGCCTCCGACACCTACGTGCCCTACTACCGCGTGCGCCCGGACGGTGTGGCCGAGTTCGTGTTCGACGAGACAAAGGTGATCCGCCTGGGCGACATCCGCACGCAGCCGTACCTCAAGGCGCTGGAGGGCAGCGACGTCAAGCTGATGCCGCTCAACGAGTCGATCACGCGCAACGTGATGCTGCTGACCGACCTGGGCATGCGCAACCTGACCACCCGCAATGTGGCCTACGCGCTGCAGGAGATCGGGAAGCCGGCCAAGAAGATGGCCATCAAGCGCGGTGACGGGCCTGCGGATGTCAAGGCGCTGCGCTTCAAGCAGGACGGCGAGGAGTACCACGTCGTTGTCGACACCGAGGGCACGGCCGCCGAAGGCATCCCGTCCGAGATGGTCGCGCGCAGCCTGGAGGGTTCGTACACCGTCATGCCTAGCTTCCTCAAGGCATTCGGGTGGGCGGGTGATGTGCTGCGCGCCGGCGTGACGCGCAACCCCATGTACGTGGCCCGACAGCTATTCCGCGACCCGTTCGCCGCCAGCTTCACCGGCGGCCTGGACCGGGGGCCCCTGGCAGCTGTCGCCAAGGCCATCGCTGCCTTCACCCGGCAGTCCGCCGGCCGCAACGACGCGACCGCCGATGCGCTGATCCGCAAGGGGGTTGTACAGAGCGGGATCTTCACCGGCGACCCGGACGATCTGTCGAAGATGTCCCTGCAGCTTGCCGGCGGCAACGAGGGGGCGTTCGGCAAGCTGTTCTCCATGATGGACCGCGCTGCGATGCGCGCCGACTCCGTGACCCGCCAGCAGCTGTACGACGACGTGCTGAAGCGCACGGGCTCCGAGATGGAGGCCGAGATGGCAGCCATGGAGATGATGAACTTCAGCAAGCGCGGGTTGTCGCCCAGTGTGCAGTACGCCTCGCGGCTGATCCCGTTCTTCAACGCCCAGATCCAGGGTCTGAACGTGCTGCACAAGGCCATGACCGGCAAGGCGTCGATGCAGGAGCGCCTCGGCATCCAGCAGAAGTTCTGGGACCGCGCCGGCATGCTGATGGCCGGCACGCTGATCTACGCCATGGCCATGGAAGACGACGACACCTACAAGAACGCGCGCGCCAGCGACCGGTACGCCAACTGGTTCGTGCCGCTGTCCCGCGACCCGAAGAACCCGGCCAATGACGTCACCCTCAAGCTGCCGATCCCGTTCGAAGTCGGTCTGCTGTTCAAGGCAGTGCCCGAGGCACTGATCGACTTCATGCGTGGCAAATCCACCGAGCAGGAGTGGAAGGCTATCCGCAACCTGTTCCTGAACCAGATCCCTGGTGGAAGTTCCTTCCTGATTCCGCAGGCGGTCAAGCCGATCATCGAGGTCGGCACCAACCACAGCTTCTTCACCGGGCGCGAGATCGAAGGCGCCAACATGAAGGGCCTGGATCCGCAGGAACGGTACACCGCGCGCACCACGGAGCTGGCCAAACGCATGTCCGAGATGCTGCAGGTCGACATGCTACCCGACGCGCTGAAACTGTCACCACTGCAGATCGAGCATCTGGCTCGGGGCTACCTGGGCAGCCTGCCGGTGATGGCGGCCGCCGCCATGAACCAGGTGTTCGGCACGCCGGATGCTGCGCAACCCGCGCGTAAGCTGACCGAGACACCGCTCATCGGCACGTCTTTCCAGGATCGCTACGGCAACGGGCCGACTGACATTCTGTACGCCAAGATCAAGGCCGCCGATCAGGTCAAGGCCACCTACGACAAGATGATGAACGAGGGGCGCAAGCAGGACGCCAAGATGTACTTGGCAGACATCGAGAACCTGCAGACCATCCCGATGCTGCGCTCAGCCGAAGGTCGCCTGCAGAACTTGTCGAAGCAGGAGAAGGCGGTGCGCAACAGCAACAACACGCCCGAGCGAAAGCGCGAGCTGCTCGACATCATTGCGGCTAAGCGGGAGGCGGAGAGCCAGAAGTATCTCGACGCCGTCGCGGCGGTAGCACGGTGAACAGGACACCCAGCAGTTCGTTGTAGACACCGACCTGGGCGCTGATGCGCGCATGCTTGCCCAGGATCTTCTTGCCCGCACGCAACCCCTGGTTCAGCGTCAGCCCGACGTCCAGGCTGGTTACGAAG